GCCGAACCAGTACACGGTTCGCTCCGGTGCTACCCTGTCCGCGCAGGACACCACCGAGACCAGCACGACCCTGCAAGTCGCAACCCAGAAGGGCGTGGACGTTTCGTTCTCGTCCGTTGACCTGACCTTGAGCCTTCAGGACTTCAGCCAGCGCATTCTGGAACCGGCGATGGCCGTTCTTGCCGCCAACATCGAAGCCGACGCGCTGTCGATGTACAAGAGCGTTTACAACCTCGTCGACAACGACGCCGCCGCAATCTCGTTCCTGAACGTGATGCAAGGCCGTCAGCGCCTGAACGAGAACCTGGCCCCGATGGACAACAGCCGCACGGCTCTGCTGTCCAACTCCCACACGACCAAGCTGGTCGATGCGCTGAAGGGTCTGTTCCAAGATTCGTCTGCCATCGCCAAGCAGTACCGTGAGGGCATGATGGGCCGCACTGGTGGCTTCGACTTCTACGAGAACACCCTCGTGTCGGATCACCAGACGGGCACCGCTGCGAAGACGACCGGCTACCTGACGAACGGCGCGACCCAATCGGGCGCGTCGATCACGGTAGACACCGGCACGACCTCGTTCCTGATCGGTGACGTCATCACCTTCGCGGGTGTGTTCCGCGTCCACCCGGAAACCAAGGTTTCGACCGGCGTTCTCCAGCAGTTTGTCGTGACCGCCAACAGCGGCACCTCGGCAACCACGCTGGCGATCAGCCCGTCCATCGTGGCAACCGGCGCTCGTCAGAACGTGTCCAACACGGTCGCCGACAACTCGGCTGTCGTGAAGGTCGCCGCCGGTGCGAGCGAGCTGGTGAACTCCAGCATGGTCTACCACAAGGATGCGTTTACCTTCGCCACGGCTGACCTCGTGCTGCCGACCGGCGTTGACTTCGCAGCCCGCGAGGTGATGGACGGCCTGTCGATGCGCGTTGTCCGTGACTACTCGATCTCGGACGACACGTTCCCGTGCCGCATCGACATCCTGTACGGCTACAAGGCCATCCGCCCCGAAATGGCTTGCCGCATCCACGCGGACGCCTAAGCCTGTGAGCCCCCTTCGGGGGGCTTTTTCTTTGGCTCACTGAGTCAAGCAAAAAGCCATGACCACAGCACTCACACTCATTACCGACGCTCTCATCGAGATCGGCGCGCACGACCTCGGCCAGACCGTGCCTGCTGAAGATGCGGCGCTTGGTCTGCGCTATCTCAATCGCATCATGGAGCGCTGGTCGAACTCTCCCGGCCTGTTCCCGGTGCTGCCCGAGATCAGCGTTCCCATGTCGGGCGCTGCTTCGTACACCATCGGTCCCACGGGTAACGTGGTGTCCACCCGTCCGCTTCGCATCGACCGCGCCACGTTCGTTCTTGGCGAAGTGGAATACCCGGTGAACGTGCTGTCCCGCCAGGAATGGGACGCCATCGCGGTGAAGAACGTGACCGGCTCGCCCGTGTCTGATGTGTGGTTCGACGCTTCGGTGACGAATGCCCGGATCTACACATACCCGATTGCAGACACCGGCACCCTGAAGCTCGACGCCCCCACGCTGTTAGCCACGTTCGCCAGCACTTCTACAACGCTGACGCTGCCTGTCGGCTACGAGTCGGCCATTGTGCTGACCCTCGCAAGCGACATTGCCGGGGCTTTCCAGCGGCCTGTGACGCCTGATCTGCGGGCGCGTGCTGCTGGTGCTGTTCGCGTGCTCAAGCGCATGAACTCCGAGCCGCTGCTGGTGTCTGTCGGCATCGTTGGCGAGCAGGACTTTGAAGTGCAAAGGGGCTACTGATGGCAACCGTATCTGCTGGCTCCTTTGCGCGAGTCTTCTGCCCGTTGGCAAGTGATGTCACGGTGACGCCTGGCGCTCAAGCCCGCGTGATCGTGGACGACCGGGATGCAGGCGGTGCAGTGATCCAGATCATCAACGCTGCGACCACGTTTGCAGTGTCTGCGGGCTCGTCGGTGCAGATCGAAGCCATCAACGCCGATGCGAACTACGATGGCGATGTGCAGCTTCTGACCCCCGGCGGCGGTGTTGCCGCGCTGTCCGAAGTCATCACCGAAGTGGCTGCGACCGCATCTGCTGGGGCAACCGTGCTGACAGGCGCAGGCACATATGCCGGGTATCGCTGCACCGTGGCCGCTGGAAACATCACGGTCTACGACAACACGGCGGCATCTGGGAAGGTGCTGGTTCCGACTACGGCGCTTGCGGTTGGTTCGTTCCCGATCTACGGTGCGGGGCATCCTGGCCGCGTGGCAGTCACGACCGGCGTGCATGTTGTGCTGTCGGGTGCTGCGACTGTGCAAGTTGGGGTTGAGGCCGCGTAATGGCGACGTACTTCGTCAACCTGTCGGCCGGCACAAACGGAAGTGGCACCGAGGTAAGCCCATACAACGCGCTTGCCTCGCTTCCTACGCTGTCGGCGGGTGATGTGGTCGAGGTTCAGCCGGGTAGCTCCCAGACCATGAGCGCGGCTTACACGGTCAGCGGAACCGGGACGCTAGGCAATCCGATCACCATCCGCGCCAATCCCGCCATGTCTGGCGCGAAGCCGCAGCTTCGGATTGTCTCCGAGGGGCAGGTCGGCATCATCGTGACTGGGCGCTCATACGTCCGGCTTGAGAACCTCAACATTGTCGGCGCGTCTTCGTGGACGAGCCAGAACACGGTCGGTGTTCGCTTGAATGGCGGGCTGACGGGCATTGTTCTTGAAGGTGTTGACTGCCAATACTGCCGGTTTGATCTGGTCGGTGGCTTTGCGACCAACGGGATCACGCTGAACAACTGCCAAGCACTCGACAACGCCACGGACGGAGTTCGGCTGTTTAGCGGAACCGGGACTTACGTCTGGCAGAACATCACGATTCGCGGCGGCACCTACAACCGAAACGGAACCGCAGCAGGCGCAAACGGCGCGGGGATCAGTGTCTATGTGCAGAACGGGCATACGGGAACCACGATTCAGAACCTGACCATTGAAGGGGTCACGGTCGAGAACAACTACCGCAGCGGGATCGTTACGAACGATGATTCCGTGGCGTGGGCGACGGTCATTGGCGCTGCCAACACAACCCCGCCGACCCGGCAGATAAAAGGTTTGCGCATCTACAACAACCGCTCAAGGCGCAATGGCGGCGCTGGGATTGGTGTACAGGCCGCGCAGCCATCTACCTCTATGCCTGTTGAGGTGTCTAGGAACGTGTGTGAGGACAACTCGACCCGCACGACTCTTGGCAACATCTGGACGGGTGGCTGTCTAAACCCGGTGATCGAGTGGAACACATGCCTGCGTGCCAACAGCAACGGCACGGTTACCGGCGACGGGTGCGGAATCTTCGATGACCAATGGAACGATGGCGCAATCGTTCGATTCAACGAGATCGAGGGCAACGTCTTCAACAGTGTGCTTCCGAACCCGAACTACACGGCATACGGGATCGGCATCTACCGCTGTGCAAACGGCAAGCACTACAGCAACCGAATCTCAAACTGTCGGCATGGGTTCGTGATCGGCTACCTGTCGGGCGCAACTGCCCCGACGATGAGCGGCGTCGAGGTCTTCAACAACACGCTTTCAGACGTTGATGTGTATGCGTTCTCTGTGTGGTCGGACACGCCATCGTCTGCAATCACGTTCTCCAACAATCTGATCGTCAACGCGGGGCAGGACATCGAAGCGCAATCCAGCGGTGCGGGTGCGCAGACGTATCAGGGAAACGTGGCGTCTGATGTCGGCACCAAGTACACAGGCAACAGCGTGGGCGCGGCCGCGTTTGACCATACCGTCACGGTTGACGTTACTTCTGCGGATCGACCGCTTCCCGGCTCGCCGCTGCTAACTTCTGGCGCTAACCTCGGTTACGTCCGCGACATCGAAGGCAAGCAAAGCCGCAAGCACATTGGCGCTTATGGGGCAGCAATGCTGCGGGTGCGGTAATGCAGATCCCTTTCGTCGGCCCTAGCTACTCGCTCACGACCTACAAGGCGTCGGCGCAACGGTCGGTGAACATGCACCTCGTCGGCATGGAGACGCCTTCAAAAGCCCCGTTCATCCTCGACGCTGTTCCCGGCCTGGCCGTGTTCTGCGACATGGGTTCGCCCATCCGGGGCAGCATTGATGCCAATGGCCGCTGCTTCGTTGTGGCGGGCTCGACGCTGTACGAAGTCTCCTCGGCTGGCGTGAAGACCGCTCGCGGCACGCTGCTGACGACGACCGGCGCTGTGTGGATGCGTTGGGGTCTGACGCAGCTTGTGATTGTGGACGGCGCAAACGGCTACACGCTCACGCTCGGCTCCAACGTGTTCGCGCAGATCACCTCGGATGCCTTCTACGGCTCCTCGACGGTGAGCTACCTGAACGGGTACTTCGGTTTCGTGCGTCCTGACACGCAGCAGTTCTACGTCACGGCGATTGACGATGCTTCGACGCTCGATGCTCTGGACTTCGTAAGCGCAGAGCGGGTGCCCGATGGCCTTGTGGGCGCGATTGACGACCACGGGCAGATCATCATGTTCGGCTCGCTGTCCATCGAAATTTGGGACGGCTACAGTTCCTCCACGTTTCCCTATCAGCGCAACAACGGGGCAAGCATCGAAGTCGGCTGCATGGCGGCGCACTCGATCCGCCAGGCCGACAACGGCGTGTTCTTCATCGGCAGGGACAAGAACGGCGCTGGGATGGTCTACAGGCTCGCGTCTGTCACTCAGCCCATCCGCGTGTCCACTGTCGCAGTGGAAGAGGCTCTAGCGGCCTCTACCGACCTTTCCCAAGCCGTCGCGTGGGTGTACCAAGAGCGTGGCTTGACGTTCTACTGCCTCCAAGCTCCCGGTGTGGATTCGACTTGGTGCTACGAGATCAGCACGGGTCAGTGGCATGAGCGTGCCGACATCGACGGGCTTGGCGAGTTTGAAGCGTGGCGCGTCGATCACTGTGTGTTCTCTCACGGCAAGCATCTGGTCGGCGGCTCGGACGGCATCCTCTACGAAATGAGCCGGGAGTTCCAAGACTTTGCGGGCGATGCTCGGGTGTGTGAGCGCATCTCTCCGCATACCGCATCTCCCTCACTGGATCGGCTGTCGTTCAGCGCGTTCATTCTCGATTGCACGACCGGCGAAGGCCCACAGGTCACGGTGCCTGTTGTGGAACTGTCGTGGTCGAACGATGGTGGCGCTGACTTCGGTAGCCCTGTTCAGCGATCATCGGGCGCGGTGGGTGAGCGTTTCTCCCGCGTGGTTTGGCGTCGGCTTGGCTCGGCTCGCAATCGTGTGTGGAAGGTGCGATTCGCTGATTCCGCTCCGTTCTCCATCATCAGCGCGGAGATCCAGTGAGCCTGCCGACCTACACCAAGAACGAGTTGCTCGACGGGCTCACGTTCTCGCAAGCCTCGCTCCATTCTGCGTTTCCCGGCACCACTGGAGCCAACGAGATCAGCGGCGTGTCTCGCGTGTCTGCGAACGTCGCAGCGGCGACAGGTGGGCAACGCTCGCTTGTGGCGACTCTCACGTTCATCGTCCCCGCTTCGACGGTGCGCTGGGTCGGCTGGTGGGACGGCTCCAACTTCCTCGGCTGCACCCCCAACGGTGGTGCAACCCCGAAAAACTTCGTGTCTCTTAGCAGCACGGACACGATTTACAGCCCATCGCACGGGTACACGGACGACACGGCAATCGTGTTCTGGAACGGCACTGCTCCTCAACCCCTCGCGGCTGGAACTGTGTATTACGTCCGAGACGCCGCGACGGACACATTCAAAGTCGCAACGACTGTCGGCGGCACTGCCGTAGACCTCACCACTGCATCCTCGTTCGGCTGCGTTGTCTCCGCAATCGTGGAGAAGACCTACGCCGCATCAGCAACGCACGCCGTCACGGTGGGCACCTTCTTAGTACCGGACTGACATGGCCGCATCAATCACGATCTATCACAGCTTCCGCGAGTACATTGCGGACGGCACCATCGACCTCGACACCGACTCTTTCAAGGTGTCGCTTCACTCCAGCTCGTACACGCCCAGCACTTCGCACGCGGTCTATGCCGACCTCACGAACGAACTGAGCACCGCCAACGGCTACACCAACGGCGGCGCGGCTCTCGGCTCGGTGACTTGGAACCGCTCCGGTGGAACCGTCACCTTTGACGCTGCTGACACCACTTGGACGGCCTCGGGCGGCTCTATCGTGGCGCGATATGCCGTGATCCGCAAGGACGGCACGGCAAACGCCATCGTGTCTCCGCTGATTGCCTACATCCTGCTGGACACGACCCCGGCGGATGTCACAGCGACCACGGGCAACCCGCTGACGCTGGCCTGGAACGCTTCCGGCATCTTCGCTCTGTCGTGATGAAACCGCTTCACTGGCTGACTCAGTTGCTGATCTGCCTCGACCAGTTGGCGAACGTCCTCATCACGCCGCTGTCAGGTGGCGCGTGGGCTGATGAAACGCTGTCCTGCCGTGCCTATCGCATGTGGCGCGACGGCAAGCCGTGGGGTCGTCTGATGATGCCGGTGATTGACTTTTTGTTTCGCTGGCAGAAGTTGCCCGAGGGCGCAATTGGGCACTGCCACGGCGCGTACATCAAAGAGCGTGCCAAGTACAACCATCCGCCGGAGATGCGATGATCATTGAGTCCACCTACACCGAAGGCCCGCCGCAGCAGGATGGCCGGCGCTACGTCAAGGAGCGGCATGTGGACGACCGTGGCGCGATCTTCGAGCATGAGTGGCTGGGCTCGCAGGATGCTGGCCCGGTGGTCGCTGCGCGTGCTGCGCGGCTGTCTGCACTCATCACCGAGCAGCGCGATGCCGAGGCGCTTGTCTCTGGCACGCTGCTGCCGCTGACGAAGCTCAAGTTCCGCGAGATGTTCACCTCCACCGAGCGGGCTGGCATCGACGCTTTCCGTGTTGGGCTGGAGGCAAACCCGATGCTCTCGACTGAGCAGAAGGCAGCGATCCGCACGGGCTTTGCCGACTTCGACACGGCACAGAACATCGTGCGCCCGTTCTTGCCTCAAGTGGTGGCGATGCTTGACCTGTTCGTGTCGCTGGGACTGCTGACAGTGGAACGCCGCGCAGCCATCATCGAGGCAGGCAATGGCTAACCCCGGCTACGTCCGCAGCACTGACGGCAGCGATGCCGACAACGGCAGCACTTGGGCGCTCGCCAATGCCACGCTGACCGGCGCGATCACTGACGCGGCGGCGGGTGACACGATCTATGTGAGCCAGGTGCACGCGGAGAGCACAGCAAGCGCCGTCACGCTTACCTTCCCCGGAACGCTGGCGAGCCCGAACAACGTCATCTGCGCGAACGATGCGGCGGAACCGCCGACTGCTGTGGCGACGACCGGCGAAGTGGCGACAACCCTATCGTCCGGCGTAACGGTTGCGGGCAGCGTCTACTGGAGCGGCGTGAATATCCAGTGCGGAAGTGGCAGCAACAATCCGTCGTTGACTTTTATCAACGCGGATAATGCGCACCAGACTTTTGAAAATTGCACAATTGCCATTCGTTCGACGGGCAGTTCGAGCAGAGTCAGTATCGGCGCCTCCGCCACACTGAACGAATCTAGGTTTAGTTCAAAGAATGTTGTATGGTCATTCGGTAACATAGCCCAAGGCTTTAACCTAAGAATTGGAAAAATTGATTTTGAGGGCGGTAGCATTGCTGGGTCTGCTCTTACGACACTTTTGGTTGCAGCGCCTACTACTGCCGTTGCGGTAACTTTTTCAGGAGTAGACCTATCGGCTGGCGCAGCAGGCATGAATCTGATTGCATCGGGCGTTACGGCAGCCGGAAGCATCACGTTCAGGAACTGCAAGCTGCCCGCTTCATGGAACGGCAATTTGCTGGGCGGCGCACCGGTCAACACGGCATTCCGCGCCGAGATGCACAACTGCGACTCCGGCGACACGAACTACAGGATGTGGGTCGAGGACTACGCTGGCAGCATCCGCAGCGAGACCACGATTGTCCGCACTGGCGGCGCGTCTGACGGCACCACGGGCCTGTCGTGGAAGATGGCATCCTCGGCTAACGCCGAATATCCGCTCATCACGCTCGACAGCCCCGAAATCGTGCGCTGGAACGACACGACCGGCTCTGCCGTCACGGTGACGGTCGAGGTGGTAACGGATAACGTGACGCTGACCAATGCTGAGTGCTGGGTCGAGGTTCAATACCTCGGCACCTCAGGCTTTCCGCTGGGCTCGTTCGTCAGCGATGCGAAAGCCGACTTCCTCGCCACGGCTGCGAACCAGACCAGCAGCAGCGAGACCTGGACGACGACCGGGCTTACCACTCCCGTGAAGCAGAAGCTCGCCGTGACGTTCACCCCGCAGGAAAAGGGCTACATCCATGCCACGGTGAAGCTCGCCAAGGCAAGCACGACCGTTTACGCCTGCCCGCTTCTCGACGTAACCTGACATGACTGAGCGGCTGATCCCCGGCGGGCCGTTCGTCAATGAGACGGGCAGCGCCCAACGCCTGATTCCGGGCGGGCCGTTTGTCGATGAGACAGTTAGCGCAGGCGGGGGCGTTTCTGTCAGTGTCCCCGCAGCGGCTCTAACGCTCACCGGGTACGCTCCGACCGTCACCAATCCGCTGTCGATAGCGATTCCTGCGGGTGCGCTGACCCTCACGGGTTACGCCCCAACGGTCACGACTGCGGCGGCTGGCACGACTGTCTCTGTTCCTGCTGCATCTCTGACGCTGACGGGCTACGCGCCGACCGTCTCCATCTCGGCGGTCATTGCGATCCCTGCGGGCGGGCTGACGCTGACGGGGTTTGCTCCTAGCGTTTACCTCACTGCCGGCACGATTGTTGACGTTCCTGCCGCTGGCCTGAGCCTGTCGGGGTTTGTGCCGACTGTGTACACGCTGGGCGGCACGACTGAAGCGGTGATGTACCTGCCGATTCGCTCCTTCGCGGGTGGGGGCGCTCCGGTTGTCGGGAACTCCAACCTCGACACGTTGAAGTCGCTGCTTCCGCGTCAGCCGCAGATCGCCATGAACGCAGACGGCACGATGACTGCGCCTTGGTATCGCTTCTTTGATTACTTGGTGAACAACTACCTTGACGCGCTGAACCAGCCGACCATCGCTGACATCGTGGCCTCGGTGGACGAGTCCAAAGCAGCAGCGACGACCGCCACGCAATCTATCGCGCTTGTCGCGCAGCAGACCCAAGCCAACGCCGACGCACTCGCAGCGACGGTGGAGGTTGTGACCAACAGCGCATTGCCGGGATCGTCACAGATTCCGCCCGTGAGCCGTTCCTATCTGGAGCCCTGAAATGACCTTCGAAGAACTGCAAGCCCTTTTGGGGTACGACGCACTCGCCCCGATGTACCAAGACCTTGGCGGGCAGGGGAACCCCTTTTACGCTGCCAATCCCGAGGGTGGCCCGGGTCAGTATCTCGGGGTGCAGGGTGCGCAGGCTTACAACCAGTTCGATCCTTCGTTCTTCGATCCCTACACGTTCGATTGGAACCCGTCAGGCCCCGGCAACTCCGGCACGGTTTCTGCGTTCAAGGATGGTCAATCGCAGGGTTCTTGGAGCCAGTACGACACGCCGTTCTCTGAGACGGCGATGGATGCGCTGATGACTGCGGGCGTTGCGTTCGGCGGGCTTGGCCTGGCGGGCTATGGGCCGGCGGCTGGGATGTTCGGCGCTGGAGGTGGCGCTGCGGGCAGCATGGGCGCGAACGGCGCGTTCCTCGGTGAAGGTGTCGCGTCTGGTGTCGGTGCTTGGGACGCTGCGGCGGGCTTGGGCTCGCTCGGTAGCGGCGCTGCTGGCGCTGCCGGCGCTGCTGAAGCAGGGAGCGCTCTGGGCGGTAGCGGCAGTGTCTTCGGCGGCTCGCTCCCGGAGTTCGGCATGGGTGGCGTCGGCGGCAGTGGCAGTGTGTTTGGAAGCGGTGCTTCTGCGGCTTCGTCGTGGATTCCCGGCATCAGCAATGGCTCTCTCTTGAGCGTGGGCGGGAACCTTCTGAGCGGCTACATGGGCAACCGTGCGGCGGGCAAAGCCTCGGACGCTCTGCTGGCTGCTGGCCGCGAGTCCAACGCGCTCCAGAAGCAGATGTATGACCAGACCCGCGCTGACTTCGCTCCGTACCGTGAAGCGGGTTACGGCGCTCTGACGCAGATGCAGAACCTGCTCAAAGACCCGTCCTCACTGGCGCAGCAGGGCGACTACCAGTTCGGCCTCAATCAAGGCATCAAGGCGCGGGATCAGTCGGCAGCGAGCAATGGAATGCTCTACAGCGGGGCGCAGCAAAAGGCGCTGACGCAGTACGGCAACGACTACGCCAACACCAAGCTGAACGAGTCCTACAACCGACTCGCAGGGCTCGCAGGCACCGGGCAGCAGGCTACGGGCAGCACGGCGAGCGCAGGCCAGAACTACGGCAACCAAGTCGGCAACACGCTACAGGGCATGGGAAATGCGAGGGCATCCGGCTATGTCGGCGGCGCGAACGCATGGAGCAACTCATTCGGCAACATCGGGAACTATCTCCAGATGCAAGAACTGTTCGGCAAGAAGCCCTAAGGAATCACCATGGCACTCGACGCACGAATCCCCCTCGGTGTCCAGCCGATGCAGATCGAGCCCCGCGAAAACGCACTGATGCGGATGTATCAGATGCAAGGGGCGCAGCAGCAGCAGCAGTTGAACGCGCTGAAGATGCAGCAGTATCAGCAGGCCGCACAGCAGACATTGCTGGACAGGAAGAAGGCTGCGGATCTGGAAGCGGCAACCGAGGCGCGGCTTCAGCAAGCCATGCAGGGCATTCCATCCCCGCGCCTGTCTCCGCTCGGCGGCAATGCCAGCCCGACGCCGGCCAATCAGGCCATGCTCGGGAACGACCCGCGATTGCAGCGTCTGTACGAACTGATGCAGACGCGGCAGATCAAGCCGGAGGACTACATTAAGGAAGCCTACCCGACGCAGGAAGTCGCAAGGACGGTCGATGTTCCTGACGGGAAGGGCGGGAAGATGACCGTTCAGTTGGACAAACGCGGGAAACGAGTCGGTGAATCGCTGCCTGGATACATCGCTCCTACGCTGGTCGATCAAGGCAATCAAAAGCAGTTCGTTATGCCCGTTCCGGGCGCTTCGTTCCCGATGGGGATGTCGCCTGAGCAGAAGGATGCATCGGCGCGAGGCTGGGCAAGCGTCAACGAGACGCGCAATCAGAACGCGCTGCCGACCTTCGACTCCGCGAGCGGCATGTGGGTCAATCGCAAGACTCAGACGGTCACGCCGGCTGTCGGCCCAGATGGGAAGCCGATGGCTGGTAAAGCAGTGGCGGCAACGGAAGACGAACGCAAGGCCGCTGGTTGGTTGGCCCAAGCCGACAACGCATGGAACAACATGCGTGCCGTGGCGTTTGATGCAAACGGCAACATCAAGGAAGCCGCAAAGCCTGGGTTCAATGATGCGCTTGCGGCGATCCCGTCTTTGGGCTTGACTGAGGGTCTTGCAAACTCGATGCGCAAGCCTGATCGTCAGAAGTTCATTCAGGCTTCGGCGTCATTGTCAGAAGCGTTGCTGCGAGCCGCGACCGGCGCTGGTGTGAATGAGTCTGAAGCTCGACAGAAGATTCAGGAACTGACGCCGACGTGGGGCGAAGAAGAAGCAACAACGAAACAGAAGTTTGAAGCAATTCCGATGTACCTTAACGCGCTGAAGGCTAGGTCTGGGCGGGCTGGCCCTGCGGGCTACACGCCCCCCAGCGTCCCGAGCGCTGACGGTAACAAGGCTCCCCCCATCAAGTTCCTCGGTTTCGAGTAAGGAGCAAGAATGCCCATCGCTCGATTCCAGATGCCGGATGGCCGTGTAGGCCGGTTTGAGGTTCCTGAAGGAACAACGCCAGAACAAGCGCAAGCCCTGATTTCGCAGCAACTTACCGGCCCCTCTGACTCGCAGCCTGCTGCCGTCAGTATTGGCAAGACCATCATGGGCATTCCTCGGCAGTTTGGCCTGACGGCCCGGTATGCGCTGGAAGGACTCCCGGCGATGGCGGACACTGTTGGCGCTGCTGTGCGCGTTCCCGCCAAGGCGATGGGGTTGGACATCCCGACGCTTGCAAGCACTGGCAAGCGCGTTTCCGACGCCATCGGCCTGCCTGAGCCGAGAGACGCAAACGAGCGCGTTATCGGTGACGGCACGCGCATGGGCTTCGGTATGCCCGGCATGGCTGGTCCTGCTCAAGCGGCAGAGAAGGTTACGCAAGGCGGAACCAAGGCTGTGATGCAGGCTCTGGCGGCTAACCCGGCGCAGCAAGTCGGCGCGGCTGTTGGCGCTGGTGGCGCGGGCGGCTCCGTGCGAGAAGCTGGCGGCGGTCCGTGGGCTCAGTTCTCGGCGGCGTTGGCGGGCGGACTTGCTGGCGCTGGCGCTGCCACCGGCATCGATAGGGCATTCCAGGGTGTCGTCAGCCTTCTCCGACCTGGGATGAAGGCCCAAGAGGTAGAGCAGACCATCACGCTGGTTCTAAAGGGCTCTGGCGTTGATTGGAGCACGCTCCCGGAGAAGGTGAAGCAGGGTATGCGGGCTGAAGTCGCGCAGGCCATGCGAACCGGGCAGAACCTGAACCCTGACGCGGCGCGGCGTCTGGTGGACTTCAAGGCAACCGGGGCCACGCCTACGCGGGGGATGCTGACGCAAAACCCGTCGCAGATCACGCGAGAGCAGAATCTCGCCAAGGTCGGCGCGAACAGCACGGACATCGGGCTTCAGAAGTTGCCGAACCTCCAGAACGAGAACGCGCAGACGATGCTGCGCAATCTGGACGACCTCGGGGCGCGTGGGGCTCCTGACGCCTACGCCGCAGGGCAGCGGGTTGTAGGTGCGCTGGGGGGCTACATCGACCGCTCTCGCGGCAACATCAACAGCCTGTACTCACAGGCGCGAGACACCGCTGGCCGCTCGGCAGAACTTGACGGGGCGACATTCACCCGTGCGGCAAACGAAGCCTTGGACGAGGCTCTCTTGGGATACGCCGTCCCCTCGTCGGTGCAGAACAAACTGAACCAGATTGCCAAAGGTGAAGTGCCGTTCACCGTGGACTTCGCGGAGCAACTGAAGACCACCATCGGCAACATCGGCGCAGCGGGCAAGGGGGATGCAACCACCAAGGCAATGGGGGTGATCCGCAAAGCGCTGGATCAGACGCCCCTTCGACCTGCGCCGACGGTCAACCCCGGCAACCTGCCTGCTGTGCGCGGCACGGTTCCAACTTCGCCTTCTGTCTTGGGGCAGGAGTCCATCACTGCGTTCAACAGAGCAAGAGCAGCAAATCGCGGGCTTATGCAGCGGGTCGAGTCTTCGCCGGCTCTGGAGGCGGTCTACAAGGGAATCAAGGAAGGCCAGCCGGTAGATCCAGACCGCTTCGTGCAGCAGTTCATTACCGGGTCAGGCGCAAGCGTTGCCGATGTCCGCCAACTGCAACGCGCCATGCCATCAGGCTCGGAAGCGCAGCAGGCCGTCCGGGGGTTCATTGCGCAGCATCTGAAAGGCGCGGCGACGAACAACACTGACGATGTGGTCAAGTTCAGTTCGTCCGCGTTCAGCAAAGCCCTCGACAACATCGGAGAGCGCAAGCTCGCTGTCTTCTTCAGCCCCCAAGAGATTGCGCAACTTCAGGCAATCAAACGCGCCGGCACTCTGATGCAGGCCCAGCCGGTCGGCACTGCCGTGAACAACAGCAACAGCGGGGCTCTTGTCGTTGCCAAGACGCTGGACTTCCTGGACCGTGTGGCGGGCAAGCTCCCGCTAGGCGCAGACACGATGATTCAAGGCATGGTGCGAGGCGTTCAGCAAGGCAACGCTCTTAACGCCCCTCGGGCTCTGGTGATGCCGCGCCCACGGAACGCGCTGATGGAAGCCGGCATCCCGCCGCTGCTGTACGGGAACCTACTTGCCGCGCCATCGGTTGAATAGCAGCAAGACAACCAGCGCACACAGATAGCCCAACCAAATGGGGTTTAGGCCGAAAAGGGTCTGATCTTCCATCCGCAAACAGTACCACAGCCCGCCTAGTGCGGGCTTTTCGTTTTAGGGAGTCTCATTTATGGCCGTGCCGTTTCAAGACGGGCTGTCCCAGTTCTTCGATGACAGCGGGAACCCGCTTGCAGGCGGCTTCATCGACACCTACGCCGCCGGGACCACGACGCGCCAAGTGACGTACACCAACCGCGCCGGGAACGTCGAGCATGAGAACCCCGTCGAGCTGGACTCCGCAGGCCGCGCCTCGATCTGGCTTGACCGCTCGCTGTCCTACCGCTTCGACCTCAAGGACGCGGACGGCACGCTCATCAGCAGCGTAGACAACATCCTGCTCTCTGACGGCTCGTCCCCCGCGTTCTCGGTGGAGAAGTTCACGGCGACCGAAGGGCAAACCGTCATCACGCTGGCCGGTTCCTACACGCCGGGGATCAACTCCATTGCGGTCTATGTCGGGGATGGCGGTGGCCTGTACCTCGTCAGCGGCACCGACTACACGGAGACAACCGGCTCTGTCATCACATTCACCGAGCCACTTGCAGAAGGTGAGCAGGTAACGGTGGTGTTCGGCAACCTCGTTTCCATCAGCGCACTGGCTGCGGATGAGATCGCCTACACGCCCCCCAGCGGTATCCCAACGACCGCAGCGGCGCGGCTGGATCGGGTGCTGTATGTCCAGAACTACGGCACCACGACTGCAGCCTTCCAGACCTGTATCGACGCACTCCCGGCTGTCGGTGGCGTGATCGACGGCGGCTTTGCGACTTACACCGGCATCGGCGCTCTGTCCATCGGCTCCAAGCGGGTGATGTGGAGAAACTTCGGCACGGTCAACGGGCAGACGGCTTCGGATGTTCTCCCCGGGCTTCAGGTGCGTGCGTCCATCGCTGCTTCTGGCCTGCATCAGCTTGAAGTCTCTCCGGATGTGAAGATCAGCGAGCGCGACAACTCGACCGTCATCCGTCCCGCGCTGTACCTGACCAAAGACGCGGACGCGGGTTACGCGGGCATGGGTCTTGCCAAGATCCAATGGCGCGGCACGACTTCCGCCGGCACGCTCAACACCGACGCTGGCCGCATGGATGGCGTGATCGTTGATGCCGACCCCGACACGTTTACCGCTGTCATGGAGATCAACCCCAACGCCAACGGCAACGGGGAGACTCAGCCTGCGATCAAGTTTCAGGACGGCA